AAATGGTAATAAAAAAGATATTGAAGAAATCATAGATATTATGTTAGATTTATATTCTAATCCTGTTTATGAAGTTGATGAAATAGAATTAGAAAAAGGTGTTATTTTAGAAGAGCGTAAAATGAATCAAGATAATATAACAAGATCATTATTTGATTTTATAATGAGTGAAATTTTTAAAGGAACTCCTTTAGAAAGAACAATTATTGGAACAGAAAAAACTATCACTGGTTTAACAAAAAATGATATTAATGATTTTAGAAAATTATATACACTAAAAAATTCATTATTTGTAATAGCTGGTAATTTCTCAAAAAAAACTACGATTAATATCATTAAAAAACATCTTAAAGAATATACATTTTTAACAGACAAAATTGATGAACCAGCTGTTAATTATAAAATTTTATCAAATAAACCAAACATATATATTATTCCAAATAACAATTTAAGCCAATCCTATATTTATATTAGTTTTTATTTTGATGATTTAACATTTGAACAAGAATCAATTATAAAATTCTTATCTACATATTTATCATCTGGTTCAACATCTAAATTATTCGAAGTTTTAAGAAATAAATTAGGAGCAAGTTATTCAAATGAATCATCATATATTATATTTAAGGGTACATATGGTATGTTTTATATATATTGTAATGTCAACAACAAATTAATTTTAGAATCAATCACTGAAATTTTAAATATCATCAAAAATCTAAAGACATCATTAATATCAGACGAAGAAATTAATAAGGTTAAAAAAATATTTGAAACTAATAATTTATTTGAAGTTAATAATCCAAATAATATAATGATGTTTCATGGATATAATTATTTGTATGATCGTAAATATAATATATTAGACACAGTAGAATTTATTAATAACTTAAAATCTAAGAATATTAAAGATTTTGCGATTGATTTTTTCCTAAAAAAGAACATGAATTTATTCATTTATGGTAATGATATTGAACAATCACAAGTTGCTAAAATCATAAACATATTTTGAGAATACATAATGCACAAGATACCCCACATCCTACACGACTAGCATTATGTACTATTTGTATTTCTCCCTTCTTTTCCTCCTTCTTTTCCTCTTTCTTTTCCTCTTTCTTTTCCTCCTCTTTCTTTTCCTCCTCTTTCTTTTCCTCCTCTTTCTTTTCCTCCATTTGAATATTTTTTTCTTCAGTTGGAGACTCAGGTAAACGTTCTAGCTCTGATAACCTTTGAAAATTTAATTTTGGCAATTCAATTGATGGTCCTATATCAAAAAATACTGGTATAATTGGTGATTCTGAACGTTCTATATTTGGAACTGGACTTGATGGACGATCTGCTTGAACGGGTGTAGGTACTGGGACTGGAGCAGGCGCAGGAGCATTTGATTTTGCGCCTAATGATCGTAAAAAATCTGATATATATTCTGTTTCTAAAACTATATCATGATCGATTCGTCTTCTTTTAAAATCTCTATTATTTTCATCATTTCCATCATATATATCTTGATTAATTTCTTCATCCAAGCTTTCATCTAAATGTTCAACAATCGGATGACTATGTTGTTGTGGTTCCTCCACTACTTCTGATGGTACATTACTATCTTCGTGTAGTACATCATCTGGGTCTACATTATCATCTTCTTTTTGTTCATCTCCCACATCTTCATCATCGTCTTCATCATCGTCTTCATCGTCTTCATCATCGTCTTCATCGTCTTCATCATCGTCTCCATCATCGTCATCATCATCGTCGACTATATTGTTAACAATATGCGGATCTTCAATTTGTGGTACAAGTTGTCGCTCATCGTGATAAAAAACTGGAAGAATACATAATACTGTGAATCCAAGGATAGGATTTAATGAAAATAATGTTGCCATTAAGAAAAATAAATATAGTGGATTTTCCATTGTGCTGAGTATTCTTTTATAGGTAACAATTAAAGAAAATAATCCAAATATTAAAGCAATAGATACAATTGTAGAACATAAAATTATGAATTCCATTATATATTAATATTAGAAATATATTCATATATAAAAAATAAAAATTGATTTTTAAAATATTATAAGATGAATTTTATAATAGTATATAATGAAACTTTTTATCGTGGAATCACCTGGTAAAATAAAAAAGATCCAATCTTTTTTGGGAGATGATTATAAAGTTACTGCATCAATTGGTCATATCAGACAATTAGAAAAGAAAGACTATTTTGATCCTGAAACATTCACTCCAAAGTATCAAATTATTGAAGATAAAAAGAAAGTTGTCAAAGAATTAAAAAGTCTTTTAAAGGGTTGCACAGAAGTCTATTTATGTGCTGATTTAGACAGAGAAGGAGAAGCAATTGCTGAATCAATACGTGATGAACTTAATTTAAAAGATAATTATCATCGTGTTACATTCAACGAAATTACTAAAGCAGCAATTTTAGATGCATTAAAGAAACCAAGAAAGATGGATACTAATATGGTTGATGCTCAAGTTACCCGAGCATTACTTGATCAAATTGTAGGATTTAAATTAACCCAACAATTATACAAAAGAATTAACAAGGCGAGTTTGAGTGTTGGAAGAGTTCAAACTGTTGCGGTTCGTCTTATTGCCGATAAAGAAGATGAAGTGTTTAATTTCTTAGATTCTAATAAAGGATCATTTTATAACATAAATGGAAATTTTAAATTAGATTCAAAGAGTACAATTAAAACAACTCTATATGATGGTTCAAAAGTATATGAAACTTCCAACCCAGAAGACATTAAAACACTTATCCAAAGTTTTCAAAAGGCATATTCTATTTTCAAGATTGAATCTAAAACAAGAACACAAAACCCTTCTCCACCATTTATTACATCTAGTTTACAACAAACAGCATCAACTAAGTTTCATTTTCCTGTTAAAAAAACAATGATGGTTGCTCAGAAGTTGTATGAAGCTGGACATATAACTTATATGAGAACTGATTCTCCAACAATGTCTCAACAAGCACACAGTGAAGTTAAGAAATTAATTTCAACAAAGTTTGGTGAAAACTTCTATCAATTTATCAATTATGCATCCAAGTCTGCTTCTTCTCAAGAAGCACACGAATGTATCCGTCCGACACATTTTGAACATGAAACAATTGATGGACTTCCAGATGAACAACGATTATATTCATTAATTTGGAAAAGAACCGTTGCATCACAAATGAAACCGGCATTATATGATGTTCTTGTTATCCATATTAAAAATGAATCTCATAAAAATTATATATTTGTGGGAAATGTAGAAACATTAAAATTTGAAGGATTTTTGAAGGTTTATGATTTAGGAGATGAAACTGAAGAAGAAGCAAATGATAATAAATTAAAAACAGAAATTAAGAAAGAATCAAAAGTAAGTCTTGCTGAATTAATTTCTCAAGAAAAGATAAAAGAACCGCCATCAAGATATACTGAAGCAAATTTAGTTAAACAATTAGAAAAGATGGAAATTGGTAGACCATCAACATACGCAAGTATTATAGATAAAATTCAACAAAGAGGATATGTTGAAATCAAAAATATCGATGGAGTAACTAAGAGCGTTAAAACTTTTAGGTATAAAACTGAATTAAAAGAAGAAACTAAGGACATCCAATATGGTAAGGAAAAAACTAAGTTTGTTCCAACAGATTTAGGATTTGAAGTTTTAGAATTTATGGAAACATATTTTCCGTATATAGTTGATTACCAATTTACGGCAAATATGGAGAAGAAGTTAGATGATATTGCAAATGGTAAAATAACAAAGATTCAAGTTATGGATCCATTTTATAAGCAACTCATTGCGGAAATTACTAAGATTTCTGGTGAGAAAATAACTAAAGTATCAATTAATACTGATAAATTAATTGGCTCACATGAAGCATTTCAATATTACATAACCAAGACTAAATTTGGTGATGCTATTAAATGGGAAGAAGAAGGAGAAACTAAATATAAATCATTAAAATATTTAGGAGTTCCAGTTAAGGATCTAACAATGGATATTTGTTTACAATTTCTAAAATATCCAAAAGATTTAGGTGACGATATAAAACTATACAAGGATTTTAAGAAGGGAAACTTATTTTTAGGACATAATAAACAATATTATACCATTATGGATGAGAATATTACATTAGAAAAAGCGAAAGAGATAGTAAACGGAGGGGGAAAAAACGACACAACCAAAAATTTGGATAAGAAATATCCAATCGCCTTAAATTCAGAAATTAAATTAGGAAGAAACCATAAGAATGGGCAATTTTATCTAATCTATAAGAATAAATTTTATAGTGCTCCAAATGATAAAGTAACAGTAGAAGAAGCGAAGAAAATTATTGCAAGTAAAAAATAAATTTATTTATATATATATATATATATATGTCAAAAAGTTATATAGATTATTTACTCGGAGAGAATGTTTCTACATTAGAAGGGGGGGAGGACGCTATGCACCCTAAGCGCGCAGCACCCAGATCGCCGCATCCTGACGGTACATCAAAGCAATCAGCTAATATAATTCCTGTTTTATTTAGATTTAGACAACAATTACATGTATATCATTGGCAAACAACAAGTTTTGCAAGACACAAGGCATCAGATGAATTACTTGGTTCTTTAACTGGTTTTATTGATAAATTCATGGAAATATTTTTTGGAAAATATGGTAGAGTAGAATTTCCTACAGAAGTTAATATCAAAATTGGTAATATGAGTGATGAAGATGGAATGAGATTTTTAGATGAAATGATTCATTACTACATTGAAGAATTACCAAAATATTTAGATCCAAAAAATGATAGTGATTTATTAAATTTAAGAGATGAAATCTTAGGTTCAACAAACCAAATAAAATATTTATATAGTTTACATTAGCGACTACATAGCATTTGTAATTCTGCTAAATTATTTAAATAAAATCTATTATTAAATGTTGTGATTAATTCATCATTTAATTTATTTATATTTTTCTCTATAACAACAAATGAATATAATATTAAGTTTGATACATCAGAATTATCTAACTTGACATATTTACTCAATTTTGTCATATGTTTTGGTTTATCAAATTGATTACCCATCATTGCTTTAACATCATTAATTCTATCTTTTAACATCTCAATATTACATTCTTTATAACTTGCATGATACTTTTGACATAATAATATTGAATATACATCTAATAATTGATGATATTCATCAAGTTTATTATTTTTTTTTAAATTATCATAAATTTGTTGAACTTCAAAACTATATTGAAAACATGGAGGATATTCTCCATATGTAAAATTACCTCTTTTATTTTCAGTAAAGTTTGTGTCTCTTTTTCCTCCAGTAAAAGGAGTTATATTTAGGTAATTTGTGAATGTTTCAACACCATTTTTTAATAATTGTAATCCCATAAATGATAAAATTGTTCCAAATACTAAATCAGACATCTATATATATTATATGTATTATATGTAGATAAAAAATGTACATAAAAATATACATAAAATTATAAATAAAAAAAATGTTTTATGGTGTCATGGTCATAAAGAAATAAAAATATTTAGTTTTTAAAAATTACTTCTACGATATTACCTAAAAAATATTATTTTATTAAAAATTTATCATCAAAATATTTTTAATAAAATAAATTCTATTTAAATAAAACTTACTTAATATTATTAATGGCAAATAATAAATTTAAAAATAAAGAAAATTTGGATCATTTTCAAAATTTACAGGACTTTTTGAAGGAACGAAAAGTTGAACGTGGAAAAGAATATTCTCATACATCTCTTGGAGATCCAAAAGGATCATACTTAATTGATCCTAAAGACAAAGAAAAATTCTTTGATCTTTATAAAAAGGGTATTAAGCAAGGTAAAGAAATATATTTATCTGAATCACACAGAAATCAAGGACCAATTTTGTTAGATTTAGATATTAAGTATCCTAAAGAAAAGGATTTACAAGGAAAGCGCATATACGATGATTTTCTTTCAGCGTTTATAAGAATATATAATGAAATTATATTACAATATTTATTGCCCGAGGAAGATGAATTTTTAGTGTTCTTTTTTGAAAAATCAGAACCAACAGACAAGGGAACATTTTATAAGGATGGGATTCATTTAATGTATCCAAAAATTTGTGCAAGTAATAAATTGCAGTATGTTATGCGTAATGAATTGGTTAATAAAATAAATGAAGTTCAATTATTTGAGGGATTAGGATTTATTAATAAGACTGAGGATATAATAGATAAGGCAGTTATTGAAACAAATAACTGGATGATGTATGGTAGTCAAAAACCAGAAGTTCCTCCGTATTTGTTAAAAAAAGTCTATAATTATCAATTAAAAATTATTGATAAAGCTGCATATGAGAATGATATGATTTATGAATTTTTAAGTATTCGTAAATTTGGAAAAGAAAATTTGACTGATTTAAGAGATGAATGGAATGAAAAGAAGATATTAGAAGCATACGAAAAATTAAATAAGAAACGTATTATGGTTGGAAAAAAACAATATACTATACAAAATAATCAGGAAGATATTAAATTTGCCAAAGAATTAACTGATTTATTAAAACCAGATCGTGCAGTTGCATATGAATCATGGTTACATTTAGGATTTTGTTTACATAATATTGATTATTGTTTATTAGAGACATGGATAGAATTTAGTAAATTAGCACCAATAAATTTTAAAGATGGAGAATGTGAAAAACAATGGGAGAAATTTAGACCAAATAATTTTACATTAGGATCATTACATAGATGGGCACGCGAAGATAATCCAGATAAATATTCAGCATATCTAATGACTAAAATAGAGGAAGCAATTGTAGAAAGTATTGATGGATCTTCATATTCAGTAGCAAAGGCATTTTATAAGATGTATCGTTTTATTTATATATGTTCTGATATAAGAAATAATAATTGGTATGAATATAAAAATCATAGATGGGTTGAATGCGAAGGAGGTCATACAATATTTAATAAATTGAATGAAGAAATGGCAAATCAATATGATAAATTAAAGAAGGCATTATTTGTAAAGTCGATGTTACCAAATATTACGCAAAAAGAAGCTGAAGAATTACTCAAACAGAAAAAACAAGTTGAAAAAATTCATGAAAAAATATTAAATGTAGCATTTAAAAATAACATTATAACAGAATGTAAATCTATGTTTTTCGATCCTACATTTTCAAGTAGAGTTAATGAAAATAAATATGTTCTTGTTTTCAACAATGGTGTATATGATTTTAAGGAACATCAATTTAGGGATGGATTGCCCGAAGATGTTATGAGTTTTACTACTGGAATAAATTACATCAAGTATGATGAAAATAATCAAAGTATAAAAGAAATTAGTGCATATTTTAATTCAATTATGCCAAATGATGATATGAAAAAATATGTATTAGATTTATTATCATCAACATTAGTTGGTAATATACCTGATGAAAAGTTTCATATTTGGACAGGTAATGGATGTCATGCAAAGGGAACAAAAATATTAATGTATGATGGAAACTATAGAAATGTTGAGGATATTCAAGTTGAGGAATGTATTATGGGAGATGATAGTAAGAAAAGAATTGTGAAAGAATTATTTAGTGGGAGAGCAATGATGTATCGTATAAATCAAGAAGATTTTAATTCATCATATGTAGTAAATGAAGACCATGTATTATCATTTAGAATAATAAACTCAAAATATTTAGCAGATTTATATAAAAATAGATTAATAAATATATATTTAATAGATGGATTCTACTACATTGATTTGAAAGTTAGTGAATATTTAAGCTTAGATGATAAATATAAAAAAATATTATATGGATATAAAAAACCAATATTAGATAATCATCATTATAATGATGATTTTATTAAAAAGAGAACAAATGAATTTGATATAGATGAAAATTTATATAGAAATACACGCACATTACGTTTAAATAAAAGAATGACAATAATAGATTCACTTATAGAAGAAAGTACATATATAAAAATAGATAAATATAATGATTTGATTGTAGATGAAATAAATAAATTATGTCATTCAGTTGGATATCATACAGTTATATATAAAGATATTATGAAAGTGTATAAGACTTGTATTCCATTATCTAAAATTACAGTTGAAAAATTAGAAGAAGATGATTATTATGGTTTTGAAATTACAGGTAATCATAGATATATGTTAGAAGATGGAACAATCACTCATAATAGTAATGGTAAATCTATTACTGCTGAAATGTTACATCTTGCTTTAAATGATTATGCTGTAGAAGTTCAAATTACACTTTTAACACGTAAGAGAGCTGATGCTACATCTGCGAATCCTGAATTAGCGAGAACAAAAGGAAAAAGATTTGTAGTATTTCAGGAGCCAGAGAATACTGATGTTTTACAAGTAGGATATATTAAATCATTAACTGGTGGTGCAAAAATATCTACAAGAACATTACATGAAAGAACATTTGAATTTGAGCCTCAATTTAAGATGTTTTTATTATGTAACCAAGTTCCAGATATACCATCAAATGATGGAGGTACATGGAGACGTATTCGTGTTGCTCCATGGGAAATGAAATTTGTTGATAATCCTAAAAAAGATAATGAGAGAAAGAAGGATAAGACATTGAGGGATAAAATTAAGAATGAAAATTGGAAGGAGGGATTAATATCATTTTTAATAAATCATTATGAAAAAAATGTCAAGGGAGAGTCTATTGTGGAACCTCAAAAAGTTTTAATGTATACTCAGATGTATCAAGATAAATCAGATATCTATCAACATTTTATTAATGATAGATTAGAATTTACGACAAATCAAAGAGATAAATTATCATGGGCAAAATTATACGAAGACTTCAAAGCATGGTTTCATACATCAAGAAATATTAAAACAACTATAAAATCTGGTGAATTTAAAATTGAAATGATAGAAAAAGTTCCAAAACTTGCTGAAAATGTTCATGGAGTTAAATTTAAACAAGAAAAAGAACCAATAAATAATGGAATTATTAATGATGATGATGACGATGGAGGAGAACAAGGCGGAGAAAAAGTTGAGCATGCGGATGGATATGCATAAATTAACATTTTATCCATTCAGGTAAAACAAAAATATCACCATGCCACGAATGTGTGGATGGTACATATATTTCTGAATATATTCCTAAAAATCCAATTAACCATGAAAATGTTCCTTGTGATAGAACAATATACTTACATGTTGAACCATACATAATGGTGTTAATTTCATTTAATTCAATTTTTACTAAATTATATTTATTTATTAATTTTTGACAGATTTCATGATTAATTGTATCAGAAGATATATAACCATTCTCAAATTTTATTTTTGATATAATATTATCATAATATTCAAAAGATAAATTAAAACCAATAATATCTCCCAATCTAACATGAACAAATAGATCATTATTTGTATTATATCTCGAATTATATATATTTTTAATTTTAACTTGATCAAATAAATTATTATCTTCAAAATATTTTTTTAGATATAAAATAAATTCTTTAATTTGATAAGAATTATTCATAATAATATTTTTATTTATTATTATATTATTAATATGATCTATTAAATTAGATTCATCTATAATAATTGATTCATTATATACATTTATACCATCTATAAATAAATCTATTCCTAATTCTTTAATTTCATTATAATAAGAATAAATAAATTTTAAATTATATTTTTTTGCTAATATATGTGATGCCATATTTCGAATAAAATGATTAGCAAATCTTCCACTTGTATCTAATGTTGTTGATATATTTTTATCTTTATTTTCTACAATTGGTATTTCTATAATTGATGTATTAGTTTTAAATAATTTCATTTTATTATACAATTCTCTTTCTCTATTCATTAATTATATTATAATATAATTAAAAAAATTATTATTCTCCAGACTCATCAGGAAATTTAAAGTATTCCATTCCATGATGGATTACAAGGAATGCTAATGCAATTGATAAAAATACTGAAACTGCTATATTTCCTAGATAATAAGGATTTATATTTACATTTTTACCTTTATTACTACTATTACCCATTGATCCAGTATTTGATAATAATATTATATATGCAATTGTTGCTGTAATTAATGCACATATATATGAACGTTCTTTTAAAAACATATTAATATTTTCAAAGGTTGACATTTTATATATATAGGTAATAAAAAAATGTAGTAAAATATAATAAAAATTGATTAACTAAAATATTATATAAAGTTTATAAAATAATATATATAAATGAATTTTTGTAAAAAGTGTAATTATGTTTTAAATATTACTAAAAAACAATTAGACGAAAATGAGAAAAATCATTATAAGATTGCTACTTTAGAAGCATTCTTGAATTATATTAAGCATGATATGAATGAAGCAAATCAAACAGTTGATATCAAAATAGATCGTGATTCATTAAGAGAAAAATTATTATTAAAATTTAAGAAAACACCAGAGAAGGTTACAGAATTAATTAATCTGTATGATGTTATTTCAACTAAGAAGAACAATTTTGATGTATTTTTAATATGTAACAATTGTAATTCATCATATACTATTGATTCAAAAACAATCATTTTGAGTACAAATCTTGAAACAAGTGGTATTCGAGAAGTGAATTTAGAATATAAATGTCAAGATCCTACTTTACCGAGAACAAAAGATTATATTTGTCACAATGAAAAATGTATATCTCATAAAGATTTAAAGGTTAAAGAAGCAATATTCTTTAGAGAAGGTACCGGATATTTGACGAGATATATGTGTACAAATTGTAAGACAAATTGGTTAATTTAATTTATAAAAAATTGATTATTAAAAATTGATTATTAAATATTATATATAAATATTATTTAATAATATAAGTATGCCTCCTAAAAAAAATGTCAAAATAGAAAAGAATGTTGAGAAGAAAAAAGAAGATATCTCAGAAGTCAAAAAGGATGATAAAGAATATGATGAAAATGATGATAATCAATCAGATACAACTGATAGTGACATTATTTCTGGAACATTTAGTCAATTAGAGGATAATGAAGAAGAAGTAGCGGTTGATTCAGATGTTGAATCAGAAGAAGAAATTGAAGATGAAGCAGATGAAGCAGTTGCCGAAGAAGAAGCTGAAGTAGATGAAGAAACAGAAGAAAAAGTAAAAGTTCCTCGTAAGAAAGCAGTTAAGAAAGCAGTTGTTGTAAAGAATGATTGTTTATACAATAACATTGACTTTGAGGAAGATTATGATGAAAAGGAAGAACAAGTTGATAATAACAGTAGATTATCAAGTGGTCGTTTAACAAAGTATGAGAGAGTTCGTATCATTGGTATACGCGCAAAACAAATTATGATGGGAGCAAATATATTGGTTAAAGGTGTTGAAAATAAGACTCCAACAGAGATTGCTGAATTAGAGTTAAAACATAATATGGTTCCTTTCAAAATTAAGAGAAAACTTCCAAATGGCAAATTTGAGATTTGGAAATTATCAGAGTTAGAGAAGTAGTTTATTTATGTAATTGATTTAATTCTTCTTTTAATTTTAAATATTCTTTTTTATATTTAATATATTCTTTGCTTTTTCTGTTGCCACCTCCGAATGGGGGATACTGGACTCTTGCGTTTCTCGCGACTTGCTCATAATCAATTTTAGATCCTACTTTTTTTCCAGCTACTGCTTTTTTTTTAGCTGCTGCTTCAGATAATTGTGCAATTTCTCTTTCTAATGAAGCTTCTTTTGCTGCTTGAGCGTCTGCTTCTTCTGCTGCTTTTTCTGCTGCTACTCTTTTTGCTGCTGCTTTTTCTGCTGCTGCTTTTGCTGCTGCTGCTGCTCTTTCTTCCGATGCTGCTCTTTCTTCCGATGCTGCTCTTTCTCTTGCTTCTGCTGCTGCTTGAGCTTCTGCTACTCTTTTTGCTGCTGCTCTTTCTGCTTCTGCTGCTCTTTCTGCTTCTGCTGCTTTTTCTGCTGCTGCTTTTGCTGCTTTTGCTGCTTTTGCTGCTTTTGCTGCTTTTGCTGCTTCTGCTGCTGCTTTTTCTGCTGCTGCTTTTTCTGCTGCTGCTTTTTCTGCTGCTGCTTTATCTGCTGCTGCTTTATCTGCTGCTGCTTTATCTGCTGCTGCTTTATCTGCTGCTGCTTTTTCTGCTGCTGCTTTTTCTGCTGCTGCTTTTTCTGCATTGGCTGCTGCTTGATCTGCTGCTGCTTTTTCTTCTTTTCTTGCTTTTTTTCTTGCTGCTGCGTCGGCTTCTGCTGCTTGAGCTTCTGCTGCTGCTGCTTGAGCTGCTGCTGCTTGAGCTTCCGCTCTTGCTGCTTCTGCTACTCTTTCTGCTTCCGTTCTTGCTGCTACTGCTACTCTTTCTGCTTCTGCTACTCTTTCTGCTTCCGTTCTTGCTGCTACTGCTACTCTTTCTGCTTCCTCTTTTGCTGTGTCTGTTTCCCTCCATTTTTTAAGATATTCTTCAAATATCGGATGTGCAATTTTAAATGCTTTTATTTTTTCAATTTCAGCTATTATTTTTTTACTATCTTCATCATTTGGTAATTTTTGCTCTTTTGATGTATCGTTACCTGTAGAATATTTCATAATATTTGGATATCTAGACTCAATTGTCACATCAAATCCTACACTAGGATCATGTGTTAATTCACCTTTTTTAGCAGCGAGTGTAGCATCCTTTAACATTAATGGTGTTGCGAAAAATTTTAATTCTTTAACGTTACGTGTATCGTTATTTGTGGAAATAGTGTCTTTAAGATCCTTTAATTGTTCTTTAAATGTGTTAATACTGTTATCAGATGCGTCCTTAATATCTTTTATTAGTTTTGTATTTGGATCACCTTTTGTGATATCTGTAACTTTAAATATTTTACCATTAATTGTAACTGTTTTTGTTTCGGCCATAATAAATTACTTATATAATAATTTATAAATTCTTTTTGATTAAATTATTTTATAACATAATATAATGTTATTAAATATTAATAATAAATTAGTTGATATTAAAGATTCTGAAGTATTATATAATATATATTATAAATTAGCAACTCTCCCCACAAAGAAATTATTAAAAAGTAAAAAATCTAATATAGATAAATATTTATCCGAACTAAAGATCCAAATATCAAAATTAGATAATTTAATCCCACTATATGACATCTTTTCAAAAAACATATACTTGATTAAACCAGAAGAAATATATGATAGTGTCATTCATTTATACTATCGCCCTCTCACTAAAAAATTATATGAATATTTACAATCCATTAAAACAGATGATGAATCATATAAAGAAAAATTAGAAAAGAATATAAATTTTATGGAAAATTTTGATCTAAATGTTTTAGAAGAAACATATATTAAAACATTCTATTATCAATCTAATAAAATTGGAAAAAATTTTACCTTATGTATTAAACCATCATTCTTACCATTTGTTAATATTAATCCGTATTATAACAGAGATGAATTAATCAATCTTGGATTGAATTTAAAAATAATTAAACCAGATGAAACATATTATGATGAAAAACGTCTTTTACAATTATGTGATAAAGTATCTCAAGATGATATAGATTCTGATACACTCTTAAATCATTATTTATTCATCCAATTTAACAATCTTCAATACTACATTAAATATTATTCATTTATGGGTTCATACCAAATGAACTATTATATTAGAAATAATTCAGTTAAAGATAAATTTATTGAAAAAAATATAAATCAATTTCACAGTATTATATCTAAATCTCCAGGATTTAATGATACATATTATGTATATAGACTTATCAACAATGATGATTTCTTACAAAGTGTAAAAATTGGAGGAATATTTGAGGATAAAAGTTTTATGTCAACATCTCGTAATCCATTTTATAATCCAGTTAGAAATGCATTTGGATTAATATTAATGAAAATAAAACTTCCAAAGAATAAACAAGGTGTCGGTTTGTGTATAGAAAATTATTCATTATTTCCCGAAGAACAAGAAATTATTTTAAATCCTTGTAGATTAAAACTTGTATCTAAAGATGATACAGTTTATTATCATACTGATAAAAAAGCTCAAAGATCTATAAAAACAAAATATGAATTTGTTTATGTTGAACCAATTCCTCTTGATATAAATAAAATATCAAAAAATTATGATTCTGAGTTAGATATTAAAATAATAGATTTATACAATACAAAAATTGCAGGAGTAAAAGTTGAAGATAAATTAAATAATTTTTCAAACTTGTTACCATTAATTAATACATGTAAAAGATTCTATGTAGAAGTTAATAAGAAACAATATTTATTTAGTGTTAATAAAATGGCAGATAAAAGAATATATGAAAAATTCTTCTTTTTACAAAAGAAGAAATATTCAGAAAATGATATTATTGAAGAATTATATATTACTTATCAAGATGAGTCAACAGGTGAAATATTATTAATGATTGAAATAAAAGATGTTATATCAGTAAATTATTTACAGAAATTTACAGGATGTAATAAAGAATTTAATGATAATGATTTATTAGAATTAATTAGTGGATTTTCAAAATTGTTTCAATTATATCAAGTAGTAATCCATCCAAATTATAAACCATTCTCTACATTTATTCATATTAAACCAGAAGAATATCATTATGTAATTGATAATATCACTGATTACCATCAAGTTCAAAAATTAAGTGCAAATATAAAAATATTCAACAACGATTTGATGAATTATCTTATAATGAAAAAGAATAGATTTGAAAGTATTAATGTTAAAATGAATTTTAAAAAAGTATTATTAGATAAATTAAAAAATATTAAAGTTAAAGAAGTATTTAATGAAGAAAATTATGAAATTTATTCATTAATTAAAAAAGAATCACTCTCAAATTTAAATGAATTAATTATCTTTTTTTATAAAAATTATTTTTATTTATTAGATAAAATTCTAACACAAATTAATAAATATTTTGATAATGAATTAATA